CATTTGAAAATATTCTAAAGTCGCCACCACTGTTATCAAACGCACCCACATTGGTCATTCTCAAACCAGTGCCGTTTTCATTAATTCTTAATGTGTCGACACCTGTAAGTGTTGCGTTACCGCTGAATGTTGTTGTATCACCTTGTACTTTAAATACTTCTGAACTGTTGTTTGCGTTGTAAACTTTGAATATAGGATCAGTGCCAGTGTTGTTATCTCTAACACGTAATTGTGTGCCTGTTCCATTTGAATGTTTTAAATCTAAATATGCGCCGGAGTATTGTAGGCTTGGGTTGGTTCCTAGTCGTAAACTGCCGTTTACAAATAGTTTTTCGTTTGAACTTGTAGAACCGATACTAACAGTATCGTTGCTACTATCTACAAATAATGTACCGTTATCTACATTTAATGATTCTAGAGTTGCACCAATGCTTTTCCAAGATCCGTCATACACCTCTATAGTGGCGTTTGCACTATTGAACCATATATCACCTGTTGAAAGATCAGTACTTGGTTGTGTTCCTGTAGATAATTTAGTGCCAGATGATTTACCAATCTGGAACTCAGATTTAGTTGTACCTTTGAAATTTCCAAAAATTGCCATTAAATTTTTCCCCGGTCAGTTCAATATTTGTAAAAACATTGTCAGTGTGAAGCCACACTGTCTTGCCGTTATAAGTATTTATCTGATTGTATTAGACAACTACTTCTATAACGCCTTCTGACGGGGATTCTAGATTTTGTAATGCTTTTCCTACTACACAACTTGCACCAACAAAATGAGGATCTGTACTTGCTTTGGCAAATCCTGGTCTGTCTGATGTTACTAGCACATCGCCTTTCTTAACTGGGCCTATCACTTTACATGGTACTCTACCACGTAGTGCTACATACTGTCCATCTGCTTCTGAATTCATCATGTATGCAGGATCTGTTGATATAACGCCTGCTACTCTGTAGTCGTTTTCTTGACTGGTTACTGTGATTTCCTTTTCGCCACCGAACACAACTACTGTGCCCGCTTCGTAATTGCTGTCTGATTCATATTTTTCTGCTAAGTCAGCGTATCGTGCTGAAGTTGCTGTACCACTAAACAAACCTGCTGTTACAGTGCCACTGAAAGTAGCCGCTGTCATACCTGTTAGTGTGGTGTCCAGGTTGAGTGTAACACCACCTAATGTGCCACCACCATTTAGGTTGGTGCCTGCTGTTACACCAGTAATATCACCTGTTGTAGTTGAAAAACCATAACTTTCGATTTTATCAGCAATAGCTGCAGAGGTCATTAATGTTGTGTCATTATCTGCAAATGCTTCTGCACTTGTTGTTATCGCGCCGCCTGCAAATTCTGATACTGTTAAGCCACTTACATTAAGTGTAACTGTACCACCAGTTCCGCCACCACTTAAACCAGTACCTGCTGTAACACCAGTAATATCACCAGTTGTAGTTGAGTAGCCATAACTTTCAATTTTGTCTTGTACAGCCGCGGCTGTCATCAAAACAGTATCTGAATCACTAAATGCTTCTGAACTAGCTTGAATTGCCGCACCAGCAAAGTCTGCTACAGTGAGATCCGGTAGTCGGTCACTTGATAGTGTACCCGAATTAATTAATGTGGCACTAATGCTTGCACCTGTAATGGTACCACCGACTGCTATGTTGCCTACGCTTAATGTGTTAGTGCTTGGTACATAAGTTAGATTATCGTCGTGACGTAGTGCTTTGTTGCCACTACCATCACCGCCGTGGAATACCAATCTCTGTGTGCTTACATTGGTATTGTCTTCTGTTACATAGGCCTGCACTGCACTTGATGCACCAATGTTTAGTGCATCAACAAACGCTTTGTCAACTCTTGCATCAATTGCACTGTTTGCTCTTGCCGTTGTATGATAAAGGTTTGTGCCTTCAGATAAATCGGTTGTGCTAAACGCACTCATATCTACAGCAATATCGTCAGCATTTACAGTAATACCTGTACCTGCGCCAACATTAAGTGTAACTGCACCTGATGTACCGCCGCCAGTTAAACCTGAACCAGCAACAACACTTTCGATGTCAGCCGCATTATCATTTCTGATGGTTATAACATTGCCCACATTGGTAACTGTGATGTTTGTACCACCCTGAATGGTTACTGTTTCTCCACTAGTGATAGTGTCTGTACTACCACCACCTGAATCTGTTTGCAGTGTCCAACTGCCGTAATTGTCGCCAGTTGAGCTAATAACACCATTTACTAGTGTTATGCCGGTGCCTGCACTAAAGTGACTTCTAACTTCTGTTGCACTTGGTCCGTTATATGTAAACACACCTGTTGAGCTGTTATAGCCAAATGATCCATCACCGCCATTATCTGCAGCTGAGAAGAAACCTCTAATTTCAGCAATGTCTGCTGACAATGCACCAGTACTGCTGTTATAATCTATACCGTTGCTTGATGTAAATGCCCCACGAATTTGTGTAACATTACCTGCAATGTTAATAACATTACTTGCTTCTGAAATATCTAAATAGGAACCAGCATCAACACTCTTGATGCCATAATATGTTACATTGCCTGATGTTCTAGCACCGGCATATATGTTGGTGCCTGTTGTACCCACATCTTCCACTGTGCCTACTGCCGTTGCTGGAGTAATTTCTTGTGCTGAGCCACCTACATAAATGTATGCTTTACTTGTGGCATTGTCGTAATAGATTGCACCGTTTGCTGTTGCACTTGAGTCTGGGACAATCATTGTGCCAGTAAATGTTTTTGTGCCTGCAATAGTGATATTATTTGTTGATGTAACAACATTAGAATCGTCTACATAATAATAACCACCGGCGTTTGGCTCACCAGGCTGAGTATGTTTATAAAACAATCCGCCGCCTTGTCTAGTAAGTATTACAGTGCCTGTAGGTTCGCCTGCATAAAAAGTATTATGAATATCGCTTATGTCTGCATCGCCTAAATCTAATCTTTCTGCGTGTATAACATTTGCAAAAATATCATTGACATGGTGGGTCGTACTACCTATACTATAAGTGTTAGATATGCTTGGTAAAACGTCAGCACTTAGGGTGATTTGATCTGTAAATGTTTTTTCGCCTGCGATACTCTGAGCACCGCTTGTTCTAACCACAGTGCTGTCAACATCTATGACACCAGTGCCGCTTGTATATGTAATACCATCGCCACCACTAAAATGTGCTCTTACTTCTGCGGCACTTGGTCCTGTGTAGGTAAATACGCCGTTTGCATAACTAAATGAGCCGTCACCACCTGAATCCACAGCACTGAAGTCTGAGAACAATAGCATATCATTATCTGTGCTACCGTCATTGCTAAACTGCCATCTGTTTGAACCTTCGTCCCACTTGATGTAGGTATCAGTACCTGTGCTACCACGTTCTACTTTAATTTGTGCATCTGTTGCTGTTGCAACATTACTGTTTAGTATAATTTCTGAATTTTGTACTTGTAAATCTACATAGTTAAGGGAGTTAACATTACCTGTTACAGATAATTCACCGTCAATTGTAAAGCCAGGTACTGTGGCACCACTTAAATCCACTGTGCCAGTAAATGTTTGAGAACCAGTAATTACTTGACTTGCACCACTAATAAGAACATTTGCATTATTAAATTGTAGTTCTCCATTCACAATACCCAATGTATGTTGGTCTAAATAAATTGTGGATCCGCTTAGATATACGTCTTGCCATCTTGCTGAATTACTACCCAAGTCATATGTTACATTTGCACTTGGTATGAGATCACCCTGAATAGTTTGTGAATTAATATCTAGTGTACCACCCAGTTGTGGAGTTGTATCTTCTACAACATTGTTAATGCTAACTGCTTGAGCATCTGTTTGTGCTCTGGCTGTTGTATAATATAAGTTTGTTCCTTCTGTAACATCATCTGTTGTTAAACTTTGACTTATGACACCAGTTGTGCTATTATAATCAATATTGCTGGTCGCACTAAAATGTGCTCTTACATTTAATGGTGCGGCATCTATTCTGGCATTTGCTTCTGTTTGATCTGGACCTATATAGGTTATAACACCAGTAGAACTGCTGTATGACAATGATCCGTCACCACCAGATTGTAAATGGCTAATGTGTGCTCTTACATTTGCGGCTGAATTGTCTATTCTGGTTTGTACTTCTGCTAAACTAGGACCTGTGTATGTAAATACACCTGTGCCACTATTGTAAACAAATGAACCGTCACCGCCAGCATCAGTTGCACTCACATTACCTCTAACTGCTGTAACAAAATCTGTTATGTTGTTAGATGTAATACTGATTGTGTTTTCACTTGCGGCTGTTATTAAACCTTTTCCGTTTACAGTAAATGTGGGTACTGTACTTGCATCACCAAACTCACCTACGTTAGTGTTAACTGTGTTAAACACAATTGGTAAATTAAGATCAGAACTTGCATCAAAAGGCTGAGCTGAGGTTGTTGTTGCGTCTCCGCTTACGGTAAAGTTTCTTGGTACTGTTAATGTAACATTACCTGTGTATAATGGAGCACTGATGTTATGTGAATGGCTTACATTTGCACCAACTACTGCTAGTGTTGCATTTGCTTCATTATACGTTAAATATACATTACTTGACCCTGAACGCAGTACAACTGATCCAGGCATTGCTGCGCCGGTTTCATCTACTCCGTCACCGTTTACTAATAGTTGTTCGCCGTCGTACTCTACAATTTGAAGTGTACTACTTTTGATTAAATCGCGTTGCTCGAACTCACCTTCAATGGTGAGTTTACCTTGAATAATTAATTCTTCATCAGCATTGATATAGGTGCGTTTATTTGCCATTCTCGATTGTTTCCCTTAATTACGGATTATATAGAACTATTTATCACTTTCTATAGGAAGAAATTTTACCCAAGAAAAAGCCCACTTACGTGGGCTTTGACTTTCAGTAAAGTAATTCTTACTGGAATGATACGTTTGCTAATGAAATAGCGTCAACGTAGTCACCTGCGTTACCCAAAGAGCTTGCAGTGTTAGTTAGTTCTTTATAACCATAACGTGTCATAAAGCTAACAACTGGCTCAAATGTAGCAGGATCCATAACTGGACCTGTGCTCATTAGAGGAACGTATGGGCAGTAGAACGCAGGAGCATCTGTTTCAGATGAACCTTTGTAACCAACTAGGATTCTAGCACTAGGATCACCTGAGCTAGCATCTTGTGCGTAGTTGTCTACAAATACTTTTACTGTACCATTTAATGTACCAACAAACTTAGTGTTTGTAGGTGCTTCAAATGAACCTTCTGTTGTGCGAGCAAATGTTGATGTGCTTGCTGACTGAAGGATTGTTAGTGCTTCTGGAGAAACAACAACGTAGTTACCAGCACCGCGGCGTGTTCTTGCTGCGATTCTGTTAGCTGCTCTGTTGATCTCAATAGCTAGTGCAGCGTGACGGTCACCAACATATACGCTTTGACCACTTAGGCTTGAGAAGTCTAAAGTTGTACCAGCGCCTGCTAGTGTACGTAGAGAACCGATAATTTCTTGATCGATTTCAACTACGATTTCCTGTGCTAAAGCAGCCATGATTTCTGACTCAACGTCAACACCATGCATTGCTTCTGCGTCTTGTGCTGCCTCAAAAGTCCAGCGAGCTGATAGACGTCTTGTCTTTGCTTCTACTGTTTCTTTCAAGATTTGAATGCTCATCTTACGACCAGGTGTTCCTTCAGCAGTTGCAGTAGCATCAGGTGAACCTGAGTATGCATTTGCTAGATCAAATGGTGATAGAGCTTCTGTACCGGCAGTAACGCCTGCAGCTGATTCTGCATAACGTACACGTAAAGTGTGGATTTGGCCTACTGGACCAGTCATTGGTTGTACACCAACTAATTCGTTCGCGATAACGCTAGGCATTACACGTCTAATTAGTGGTAACATTACCTTGTTTAATGTTGCAACGTTGCCTGCACCAGTTGCGCCTGTGGTTGCTGCCTCTGACAATTGTCTTTTTGCATTTTCGAGGACAACATCCATAGTTTTTTGACGTTGACCTGTTAGGCCTTCCATCAACGCATCTTTGGTTGCTGACCAGTTGCTTTCAAATAAGTTTGCCATGATTAAACTCCTATTATTTTGAAAGTCCGGCTAATTTACGGATCGTGTCGATCTCAACAACACTCTCCGTGTTGTCATCGGCTTCTGTCTTCACAGACGCCTTTTTATTACCAGTGTGTTCTTTAACTACTGATTCTGTCAATGCTTTCTTTACTCTTGGTGTTTCGCCATCTAAAACAGATGGAAGATACTTATTGAATTGCTTCTCTAAGTTCTCTGTCTTAACACTTTCAAGTAAGTCTTGCATAATTTCTTTCTTCTCTTTGCCTAGTGGTGCTAAAAGACTATTAAGTGTTTCCTTACGGTTATACTTGTCTTCAGCAACTCTTAACTTTGACTCTACCAATTGCTTGGCTTCGCTTTGCTCTGCAATTGCTTGCTTCGCTTCGTTAAGTGCTTTTTCCATTTCGGCTAACTGTTTCTGTACCGTCTTAATTTCTTTCGCTTCGTTTAAGTACGATGTATTGTACTCAGTTGCGAATGCTTCAAAAATTCTACGGCCAAAGTCATTTTCGCGAGCCTTAGTGATGTCGTCTTTAAATGATTTAACTTCATTAGTAATAACTCTGTTAACAACGTTTTCAACTTTGTCAGCAGCTTTCTTAATAAAGTCTTTCTTAGATTCAGCAAGTTGTTTCTTGCCTTCTCTAATCATTTTAACTTTTTGCTCAACTAATGCTTTCTTGTCTTCGTGGAACTCTTTTAGCTCTTCAGCTAATTGCTCGCTCACAAACTCGTCGAGTTTGCCAACGTGCTCTGCTACACGATTACGGTCTGCACGTAGTTCCTTGACTTCTTTAGCAACTTGTTGAGTTACAAAAGTGTCAAGTAGTTTTGCATGCTCACTAATGGCTTTGCGATACTTAACTTGTTGCTCGGCTAAAGATTTTCTATCCTCTGCTAGTTCTGAAATTTCAGCTTCAACTTTAGTTGTGATAAAATTGTCCATTGCTTCCACAATAAGACCTTTATCATGTTCATAACGTTGAGCAAACTCCTCACGGAGTTCTGCTGTAACTTCTTCACGTGCTTCGGCTAGTTTACCTTCCCAAGCTTCTTGAATGCCAGCTTTAACTTCTTCAGTTAACTCTGTGCCTTCAAGTAGTTCGTTAAATGTACCTGCCATAGTAGTCTCCTACTTCTTAAGTTCGTTAATGAAAGCAGTTATCTGCTTCATCAGGTGTTTTTCTGCGGATTTGTCGTGTGTGACTGCAGAAGCGGTATTGTAAATTACACTACCGCCACGCATGTTAAATAAACTTTCATAAATTGTCTTTGGATATGCATCTGGTGCACTGGGCTGGGCCACAATGTCGACTGTAACTATATCAAAGTCAGAAACTTTACCGCTCTGACTTACATTACCGCTACCTCGACTACTTACGCCCAGTTTGGCTCCAGCCTTTAAAAGGCTACGAGCTATATTACCCATAGGTGTGTCTATGATTTTTAGTTTACCCATCCCGTTATTGTCTTCAGTATGCATGTCGACAATAATGTGACTCACACGGTCTAAATTAATTTGTAATTCTTCTGGGTGATCCAGTTCTCCTAGCACAGTTTCACCTGTACTAAGTCTCTTTCGCACACTTTCCACTGCACGTTGGATTTCTTGTTTCGGGTAAACACGACCATTCTGATTTTCAACCTCTCCCTGAATGAACAGGCCGGCCATCATCAAGTCTTTACCGTCTTCAGATTCCATGAGCTTTAGACCCGCATGATCCGAGCTCATATATTCGTATAGTTTACGTGGTCCCATAAGTAATTACTCCTACAATTTATGCCTTTTTAGGCTCAACTTTAATGTTGTCTGTAGGTGTGTGGTCCTTCGCTGAGTCACCTTTAGCGCCTTCGCCACCGTCTTTGGCTTTTACAGGTGTACCTGCGCCTTGTACGGATGTCTTTTTAGGTGCTTTTGTGTATGGTGATTCGTTGCTGTCTGCTTCGACGCCTTTGCCATCTAATGGCTGACGGTCAACATTGTCGCTTAACTTTGTTGCTTCCTCAATCTCTTCAGAATCTGCTTCTTCAGCTTCTTCTAAATCATACTCGACTGATTCCATTTCTTCGCCTTCGTCATCGTCATCCATGTCCATGTCCATGTCCATTGGCATGTCCATATCCATGTCGTCTTCTGGCTGGTCTTCACCGTCGTCGTCTGACATTAATTTTTCGAATTCAGCACGTAGATCTTCTAGTTCTGCTTCTAGTTCGTCAACTTTATCTTCGATATCGTCGTCGCCCATGTCAGCGTCCATTTCGTCTTCGTCTTCGTCTTCGTCTTCTTCCAAGCCTGTTTCGTCAGCGTCAATTTCTGCTTCTGCTTCTTCCTGCTCGTCATCGAACAAAGGAGCATCTTCATCAACTTCAATTTCTTCTGCTTCTTCTACGGCTTCTTCAGTGTCTTCTTCTGACTCTTCAACTGCTTCCTCTTCGGACTCTGCTGATTCGTCAACTTCTTCATCAGTCTCTTCAACTACTTCTTCGCTTTCGTCAAGAACTTTTTCGTACTCTGCACGAGCCTTGTCTACTACATATTCGTGTAGTAAGTCTTCGGCTTTTTCGTTCTCTTCTGCTAAAAGGAGCTCAAGAATTTGATCTAATTTCTCTCTTGACATTGTGGCCTCCAAATAAGTTTCGTAGATAGACTCGTATAGTCTAATCTTACCATTACTTATAGTTTTTTAAAAAATAATGAGGAATAAGCCCAGAAATGAGCTCATTTTCGTGATTCGTAAAAGATATTTACTAGATTATGATCGGAACTTATAATGTACTATTATCTGCCGCTGGTGCAGCATACATTACTCTGGCAAATTTATCGTGTTCTATCTTCTCTAGTTTCTTTATTTCTCTGTACTTACGCAGTTTATTTAGCTCTTCCAGAGTTAATTTGCTTTTTCTAGTATCGTCCTGCTCTCTTTTGTCATGCTTGTCATTTGCAGGATCGTAAAATTCTCTAAGTCTCATTATACTACCTCTCCTCCAGGCGCTGGGGCCGCTGTGGGGTCTGGAGCCATTGCTGGATCAGCTGCTGGATCTGCCATGCCTGACATATCAACGTCAGCTTCTGCATCTACCATGTCGTTAGGTGCTGGCCTTACTCCCATTGCTCCTAGTCCAGGTACACCTTCCTCTTGTTGTGCTGTCTCATATTTCTCAGCACCGTTTTCCTGTCTCCACAGTTCTTCGTTTTCACGTATTTCGTCTTCAGTTAAGCCCAGATACTTTTTAAGTTTAAACTGATTAGCCATATAAGGAATAGCCTGAATCTGTGCAAACAACTGAGCCTTTTCTGTTTCCAGTTGTATTTCCCTATATGAACTAAAGTTCATTGGCTTGTTAAATTCTAAATAATAGTTACCGCTATCAATTTCTACACCACGATGCTTGACAAACATCTTGAATTCACGGTCTAAATCTTCCTGAATTTGCTTTTGTAAACGTTCTACATACTTGGCAAATCTATACTCTTGAATGTATGCAACGCCCACTTTGCCGTCATTATATACAGCGGAACCGTCTTCTGGCCCGGTTGGTAGGTAACTACTAGGTACCCTTAAACCACGTAGAAGTTTGTTATTGAAGTACCTTAAATCATCTATCTGACCCAGGTTTTCACCGCCTGGTAATGTGTCTACTTTACTGCCTCTACCCTCTGCTGTTTGTGCAAAAAAGTAATCTTCCAGCATGCTCATTGGGTTATATGCACTGTCTGCAACACTGTTACCGTCTTTGTTTTTGCCTGGAATACGCTTTTGCTGTACAGCATACTTAACTTGTTCCAGGTACTGACTTGCTTTATGAGGAGGCATATTACCTACATCAATAAAGAACACACGTCTTTCTGGTGCTCTGTGCACCCTATATATAATAATAGAGTCCTCTAATAATTCTTTTTGTTTAAATGTTTTAAAAATAGGTTCCAGGATACTGATACCAAACGGCCATGCACCGTCCATGCCTTCTGTTAAACTGATATGTACAACATGTTGTGCATCTACTGGTATACCCTGATCCTGACCTTCTACTGAACCCGGTGCATATCCTGTTGCACTAATGTTAGTGGGGCTCATGATGCCTGTGATTCCTTGTCCGCTACCAAAAGGTCTAGCATGCATTGGTGCAACATCAGTTGCTACACGTTCTGCTGTGATGGGATCAATATTTTTAATAAAGTATGTTTCAATTTTTTTGCCTTCGCTTTCGTTTACAATAACTTTTTCCACGTTGGCTGGATCAACCCACATCATTTCATATGTTTCTGGGTCACGAATAAAAATTTGATCTCCGTACTTGATGGTGTTACGGAAAATTTTGAATGCTCTTTTATATAAGTCGTTTAAATTACACCATTGTTGTAGTGTTTTAGAAATAATTTTGCTTTCAGTATCGCTTGGGTTTTCAATATACTTGATGCTGAATGGTAAACCGTTAACTTCTTCTTCTTGAGTGCCAAATTCTGCAATGGTATCCAGTGCTGTGTTAATTTCTGAATCCCCATCCATGTTATCATACTGCATGTATCTAAGCAGTCTGTTTGGCGAGCCAGCATATACTTCAGGTAACCAACTCTCAAAACGACTTGTTGCCGCTCCTGGCATTCCTGTAGGCTGATTACCCTGTATGTTAATGGGTAAACCACTATTGTCAACAGGTGTAAAGAACTTTTTCCAACTCATATATTGTCTCTTTTAAAGTTATATGCAACTATTTATCAGGAATCTGATTATTGAGAGGATTTTATCGGCGTGTTATAATTGTTTATTATTAATAGTAATCAATTGGTCTAATTTTTGATTTGTTTTTTTGATTAAATCTGCTAAAGATGCATTACCACCACTGCTTGGTTTAGGTGGTCCTACATCTTTGCTAGTGTTTACTTGAGGATTCACGCCTTCAACACTGTTTACATCTTCTGGATCAGGGGTAGGTGGCAAGGGACTTGGACCATTTACAGCACCCACATCATTTGTAACTGTTACATTTGTTGATGCACTGCTTATCAGGTTGCGATTGATTTCTGCCATGGCATCACTGATAGATAACAAGTTATCAGGATTTAAGTCTGTCATATTTCTCAGTGCATCTGCATATAAGTTTATAGCGGCGGCATTTTTAACTATGCCTCCAGCACCGATATCTAACCCACCAAATTCTTTCAGACGCTCAAATGCTTTTAATGAAGAGTCGCTCATTAAGTCTTCTGTTGCTGATTCCAGATTGTCCAGGTTCACATGTTGTAGTTCGCCCATTGCTAGTGCATAAGCCAAAATAGCATTTGAGTTAGCCATAACACCTGCGGCATTTATGTTGGTAGCACCAAATTCTGCCATTTTTTCTAATGGAGTGTCGCCACCAAATAATCCCACTATGCCAGAACCTATATCGGATAACAATGCACCAATAGTTGCTCCTGGGTAATCCACTGCACCCAATTGGCCCATTGCGGCACCATATGCAGTAATTGCTTCAGCATTCTTGATGATGCCGTCTTTGTTAATTGTTGCCTCACCAAACTTTTGTACTTTTTCCAGCAGTGTATCACCACCAAACAGTTTAACTAAGCCTTCACCTATACTACCTATCAGGTTACCTGCACCGCCTGCACCAGCACCGCCACCTGCAGCAGCCATTGCTTTTGCGTATGCAACTAATGCTTGTGCATTATTTTCTATGCGATCTTTGGGGAATTCATATTTGCCAAATTCTTCAACTTTATCAAATATGCTTGTACCGCCAAAGAATTCATTCATGCTGTCTAGCAGTCCGCCCACAATGTTACCCAGTGCGCCTACAACACTACCAGCACCAAACGCAGCAATACCTACACCAAGTGCGGCCATACCGCCACCCACTTTGATCAGGTTCATGCCGTCTATATCACTGAACGATCTTAATCCTTCGGCCAGTGTGGGTAATGCTTTACCCAGTATCCAACTAGCGCCTGCAATACCTGCACCGATTGCAACTATTGCAGCACCTAAAATACCAGCACCTATAAGTATAGCAGGATTAGCAAATGCAGTCAACCCTTTTGCTAAACCTTGTAGTATGGCACCAAATGCTTTGCCCAAGCCTGTTCCAATAGATTTGGCTGCTTTGCCTATGCCATCAGCAATACCTGCAACAGCATCGCCTAAACCTTTACCCAAACTCTTGAGTGCTTTACCTAAATTTTTACCTATGTCTGCAATGCTTTTACCAAAACTACCAGCACCTTTTGCGGCTGCATTTCCTGCTTGTCCGCCTGCTGTGTCACTGGCGGCATTACCGCCGCCACCAAAACCTAATTTACCAAAGAAACTTTTGACACCTTTACCGGCACTTAAGAGCTTATTAAATGCTACAAAGCCAACAATGGCTGTACCTATGACGCCACCTAATGATGTAAAACTTTTGGCTAGTGTTTCGCCTGCTCCTGCAAAATCACCAGTCATGGCTTTTGCTATGGCCACGAATGGTCTAGTTACACCGGCAATCACACTACCCAGCAGTTTAAATGTATCTATAATTGTTTTGGCGCCACCATCTTTAAACCATTGTCCAAAACTGATAATCACTGGAACTACTTTTTGCCTTAACATATCTCCAAGATTAGTAAATCCACCTTCAGCGTCACCAAACATTTCCGTAATTTGCTTAGATATATCTCCCATTACGGTTTTAAACACATCTGTAATGCCCATTTGATCTGTTACATTTTCTTTTATTAACTTGCCGCTAGCATCAGTGTATTCTCTAATCATTGCGCCTGAATCGTCAATATATGTCTTAGCATTTTTTGCGCCTTCAGGTAGAGCAGCCATAGTAGTGCTAAATGCTGTTGCAAAACCTGCAAGAGCAGGTCCTAATGCACCGCTCATGTCATTGAACAAACCGCTAATGCCCCCACTAAATTTAGCCATGGCATTATCGTACTGCTTGGCACCTTCTGCCAGTTTGTTCATTTCTGCGGCTGTTGTTGTACCGTACTTTTTGGCTGCTATCCTAAGCTCACCCAAACTCTTGGCAAATTCTACACCTGCAGTACCCATGCTACCTGCTAATAATTGTGAACTCAAATTATCAAAATCTTCTGAATCCATATTAGCCGCAGTCTCAAGCAGTGTTGCCTGGAAGTTTGCCATTTCCTCGCCTACTTTAGCCACAACTTTAGGATCATTAGATTTAGCCATGGCATTCATATTTTTAACACTCTTGACTAATTCAGGATTAACATAGTTCAGTGTTCTAAATAATTCTTGCCCTGATTCTCCTGCAAATGCAACAGCAGCACCAATTTCATTACCAATGCCATCTATCAAGCTCTGGCTTAAGCCGCTGGCGGCCAAGTTACCCAGACCTTTTTCCATGGTTAGTGTGAAGCCACGAGCAACATCGTCTCCCAATCTGGCACCTATACTTTGTACTCTGAGTGCAAACTCTGCGTTTTCTTCCAGTGTTTGCCTGCTAGCACCACGAATATCATCTATGCTTTTGCCTAACAGTTTAGCAGCATTCATTTGACTGTCATATAATTCAGCACTACGCTGTGCGGCTTGTGCAGCGTTTAAATTATCCAGTATGCCTAACTTTTGTCTGATTTCCAAATCATCTGCTGCAATTTCTGCAAGTTGGTTCATGTTCAGACCAAATTTAGCACCACTGGCGGTTGCTTGTGCTAGTGCCTGAGAAACTCCCAAAAAGGAATCTTGGCCTATGGCTGCAATAGTAGAAGAAGACTTTGCCATCAAGTCTGATGCTTCTGTTGTTGTTAATCCCAGTCTGTTAAAACTGGCAATGGTACTCGCAGTTGAGTCGCCTACACCATCTAAACCCATACCCTTTTCACTTAGATCAGCAATAACACCACCCAAGTTTAGTGCATTTTTGCCCAGCAAACCAAATCCTGTGATTGCTGTACCCACAGCCATGACAGATAATTTTATAAAGGAATTAGCTAACTTGTTAGCCGCGGCGCCTGCGTCGATCATGCTAGCACCGAACACACTCTTGCCCTGTTTGGCATCTTTGTGTATATCTTTAAGAGTATCTGCTTGTTCTTTTTGGTATTCTTCGCGTTTTTCGTTGTCTTTTAGTTGCTCTGCAGAGTTTTTAACCAGTTTTTCATATAATGCAAACTCTTTTTTGTTCGCTGAAACCTGAGCCATAAGCAGTTTCATGACTTCCTGCTGTGTGGTTTCCAGAGCGTACTCTGGTAACATGGTGCCGTCTGGTAATGTAATGTTGGCCATTCAGTTCTCTATTATATGCTGTTTTTATGGTGATAAATACCTTGTGGATAAATCACACTTTACGATATTTATCCATTTTATTAACAGGAGTTTTAAATGGCAAACACACAAAATCCATTATCAGGTTTTTATCGTGCACCCAAGTTATATACTGGTTTACCTACCGGTGGTAAATTTTATGATGATGGTGTTATTGACTGGCCTGAAACAGATGAGCTTGCAGTATTTCCTATGACTGCTAAAGACGAAATGATCATGAAAAATCCTGACGCACTGCTTAACGGTGAGGCCGTAGCACAAGTGATTGCCAGTTGTGTACCAGCAGTAAAGAAGCCGCGTCAGTTAATCAGTAATGACGTTGACGCATTATTAATTGCTATTCAGGGTGCGACTGCTGGAGACGAAGTTGAAGTATCTGGTAAGTGTCCTAAATGTAATGAGCAGGTAACTAGCATTGTTAGTATTGAAGGTGCATTAGACACTATGACTGTGTTAAAGGAAACATATCGTTTTAAAACAACACAGGATTTAGAGATTGAGATCAGACCTTACACTTACGAAAGCACAGTTAAAGCAGGTATTGCAAACTTCCAGAGCACACGTAGTTTACAAAGTTTACAGAATATTGAAGACGAGATGGAGCAACTTAAAGCATTTAACAATAACTTTATGCAAATTGCTGCTCTTAACTTTGACTTGATTGTGGACAGTGTGTCTTGTGTACGCGGTAAAGATGCAGAAGGCGAAGACTTTATTGTAACTGACCGCAAGCATATTAGAGAATTTTTGGAAAACTGTGAGAGTGCAGTTGGTCACAAAATTGAAGACAGCATTGCAGAAGTTAACAAACTGGGTGTACAGAAAACTGTGCAACTGGAATGTGAAGATTGTGAAGAAACATTTGAACAAGACATAGGATTTGATCCTGTAAATTTTTTCACAGCTTCCTAGCCAAAGCAGAACCTGAGCAGATTTTAGAACTAATTAATCGTCTCAGAAAAGAGTCTGATACACTGGAAAAAAGCCTGATTGAAATTGCAGTGTATAGCGGAGGAAGCATAAGTTGGCAGGACGCTTTACTTATGAGTTCGCGAGAGAGAACCACCGCTGTTAAAGTTATTAATAATTATAACAAATTAAAGTCAGGCAAAGCACCTAACGAAGAACTTTAATATGACAACCAAATGGTTATTCGATGTGGATGGCACACTAACACCCAGCAGAGGAACCATCCACCCAGACTTTAAAACTTTTTTTCATGATTTTTGTAAAAACAATCATGTATATCTGGTCACGGGCAGTGACAAACCTAAAACAGTAGAGCAAATTGGTGCAGACACCTTCAACCTTTGCAAAAGGGTATATAATTGTAGTGGCAATGAAGTGTGGGAAGGTGATGTGCAAATTAAAAGCTCTGACTGGATTTTACCTGAAGACATGCATGAGTGGCTCAGCATACAACTAACTGACAGTCCTTATCCCAAACGTACTGGTTTGCATTTTGAACACAGAACTGGCATGGTTAATTTTAGTGTGGTAGGCCGGAATGCCCAGCATGGTGACCGCAAACACTACTACACATGGGATTGTGTACATAATGAAAGATTAACTATTGCCGAAAAGTTTAACAGACTATTTGGTGACAGGGTGATTGCCAAAGTGGGCGGTGAAACTGGATTAGATATTTTTCCTGTTGGTTGTGATAAAGCCCAAGTTATTAAAGACTTTGAACCAGAAGATGACTTACATTTTTTTGGTGATAGATGTGATGTTAATGGAAATGACTATAGTATATCTGTTAAAATATTAGATCACGGTGGTCGTGTATATCCTGTTACAGACTGGCAATCAACCTTTTCCTATCTAGTAAGCTCAACTGAGAAGACCTAAAGGTCTTTCCAACTGCATTCATTCACTTCGCTTACGCTCAGTTCATTCATTTGTTGGAATTTTTTTACTAAGTTCATTATATTCGAACAAGTGAATTCATATTATATAAAGTACTTGCGACAGATGTTGAGGCCATACGAAGCCTGATTAAGGCTTCATATAAAAAAATGGCTTGCTATCGCTCTTGCGACTAGTGTCTTCAACCACACTGAAGGTAGGTATTTAATCTGCTACACAATGGGCTCTGACCTTTCCCAACCTACGTCGACTTGCTTTCGCAGCTGTTCTCTCGCTTCAATAGAAACAGTGTTTATGTGCATTGCAGTTGTTTGATTGACAGCATTCAACCTACACTAATACTTAACACCAGTGGGTGTGTCTCAGTGTGTACGTGTCTGGTTACATTTTCGCCAGGTTTTCCACAGCGGTATTACTATCCGGCCCGCCAACCTTGTGTGCTGTTTGTAAATGCCTTGATGTGTTTTAAAGATGTGCCATGTATGCCATGTTAGCCAATTTATAGTTAGTCTTTGCTGAGTGCTTCACGTAAAATTTCTGAACCGCCAACTCTGACATTGATTATACCATTATAATACTCATCTGTCAATAGTACCTGTCTGTCAAACTGTTCTTTTGCTTCTAAGTAACTGGCCACTCCACGACTAGGACAAAAGTGTAGTATTTCGCGAGTAAAATTCTCTTCTCCAAACTCAGCAACATCTGCTTTTAGATGATCTGAACTACCCCAATACTCTCGCCAGTCACTTTCTTTAGTGCCTCGCCTTTTGTTCTTTTTGCCTTTTAGTGGTGGTTTAGTTGTTTTAAACTTTGCAAGTTTTTTGCCCACGTACTTTTTATCGTTAATTTTATTCGTGATCAAATACACGAATGCTTCGCAATCTTCTGGTAAATTGTCTATTATATTACCTTGATGTAGCCATGGACTCATAATTCCTATTTACGAGTCTGATTTGGTATATGTACTAAGAAACGAAGTCAGTGTCGGTGTTGTAACTGGTAAAGCCGCCTTCCTTGATAACTGTAAGTACACTGTTCACACGGCCAACAAGTTCTTCTTTGTGGGATACCAATAAGATATTTTTCTTGTGGTCTCTGTTCATCTTTTTGAGGATAGCAAGACTGTTTTCAACACCCATACTATCCATACCAGAGTCAATGAGTTCGTCGATGCACAACAAGTTCATTGGATGATTGAGACTTTCGTATATGTCACGGAATGCCCAACTCAAGCTCAGTATCAATCTGTTACGTTCACCTCTGCTCAAGTTGTCAAAGTCTAAGTCTCTGCCATACTCTGTGATTTCCACAGTCAAGTCACTAGCAAATTTAACTTCGTGTGGTAATCCAATTTTGTCTAAGTAATAACTTAATCTATGATTTAAGTATGCAATATTCTGATCAATAATACGCTTACGTATAAAACTGTCTTTGTTTGTTAATAACTTGTATAAAAATTCCTGATGCTCTCTGAGGTCATTTAAATCGTTAATGTAGTCCCAACTTATCTCTTCTAATCCTGTATCCTTGAGACCTTGTATTTGGTCTGTATACGGATTTTCTTCGTTCATTTTTTCAGCCATCTGCTCTGCAAGGCTTTCTAAGTTGTGTTTGTGTTCGTATGCCTCTTCCACAGTTTTATAAAAGGTGCTCACTGTATCAGGAACCTTGATAAACTCTAGTGCCTCACCTAGCTCTGAAATTTCAGCTGCCTTTTGATTATAGTAATCATCCTCTTCTTGTATCTTTACTTCTAAATCTTTTGTGTACTGCTCATGTGTGTCTAAATGTGCAGTAGGTTGCTCACATGCGGGACACACACCTTCTTTTGCACTTTGCAAATCACTTTGTAAACCCTCTAATCGCTCCTTACTGCGAGCAAAACTGGTTTTAGCAGTATTGTAGTCTTTCTCAATAGTGTTTAAAATGTCTTGTTGTTCTTTTGCTTCAGTATTTTGTTTATGCCCAGCAATCTCAGCATCAACATCTAGCTCTGCTAATGTTGTTATAGCCTGCTCCATGTTCTGTAATTTTTCATTATGTGAAACAGACCAAGCCTTGCTACGGCTTTCAATCTCTTTGATGTTTTTACCAATACGTTCATTACTTGCTTGTACAGCATTAATGCGTATTTCTTCTTCTTTGATACTATCTTTGGTATCTTTAAGTAACTCTTTGAGTATGTCTGCTTTAGAGCTCAAATCTGTAATACCCAACAATTGCTCAATCATAGCACGTTGATCGTTATTACGCATGCTCAAGAAAGGTTCGGTGTAAGTGTTCAGTGCAACAATGTGCTTAAACATCTCATGTGGGAAACCAATAATTCGTTCTATGGCTTTTTGTGTTTCTCTGCTGTCACCCTGTGCGTCGTCATCTTCACGCTCAACACCGTTGATTAACAGTTTAAGTACATTAGGCTTACGCCCACGTTCAATACGATATTCTACTCCAGCAATCTCAAACTCTACTGTGACCATCATGCCCTTACCATTTGTTTTGTTGATAAGGTTGTCACGTTTGATATTGGTTAGTGCTTCGCCATACAAACCGTAGCTCAATGCATTAATAATAGTGGTCTTACCAGTACCATTTCTGCTACCATCACCACCCATATCCAGGTTATGCCCTAGTACAAGTGTGAGCTGGTTATTGTCAAAATTAACCGCTTGTGTTTGTGCACCAATACTCATAAAGTTTCGTGCACTTACGTTTTTAATCTTTAACATAAATTAGATTTCTAATCCGTTATAAATCTCAATAAGTTTATTCTTGTCAACTGTATCACTTTCCAGTTGATCTAATTGTGCAACCACAATCTGGTCCACACTTTCAAAACTTATATCACCACCTTCGTATTCTTCCTGCTCTTCTTTTACTGGCAACAAATGCAGTTCACGCACTTGATATTGCTCAGCCATCTTCTCTCTAATAAAGTTCGCTTCTTCGTAACTTATAGGTATATCTAATTTTACACGAGCATGGGTATATCTGTCAAGTAGTTCATGGTGCT